CATTTGAAATAGCGTAAGCACCACCATTATTGTTAATGGTCACATTTGTCTTTGCTGTGGAACCATCCGTAATGAGTGAGGCAACCGCAGCGTTGTAATTCAAGATCGTGATCGTATTTGTACCCGAGCCTGAGGCCGAGTTGGTGATCGTTCCAGCAGCATTGCCAATTCCAACTGACGCCACGTTCGCATTGAAGCCATTGAGGTCAAAAATGCCAGCATTAATAGTTAAAGCACTTCCACTACTAAAAGCGGTTGCACTTCCATTTTTTAGAGTGCCTGCATTAATAGTTGTTGAGCCTGTGTAGGTATTGTTGCCAGAAAGCGTAAGCGCACCCGCTCCATTCTTAATAAGTCCTATAGTGCCAGAAATAACCGACGAAAGGGTTGTAGCAGAATAAACCATAAACTGGCGGAATGCTGACGTTGCAGACGCTATTGTGCCAACATTGGTTGCACCTATTTTTGCTGCGCTTGAATTTGTTAAAATCATCCGACAACGATATAAAGCGTATTTACCAATGGAGATGTGATTGCGCTATATCCCGCAGCCGTAATCTGCATCATATTCGTGATCTGAGTCGATCCCGTGATGCCGCTTGTAATTGACGTGACGTAAGCCCCCGCCGCCTGCTTTGCGTTGAACGTGCTCCAATCTGTCGAGCTTAGGTATCCGTTTGTCGTCGCAGTTGCTACCGGCATCGAAATTGTCGGTGTAGTTCCGCCGCTCGAAACGACTGGCGACGTTGCTCCGACAGATGTGACCTTTCCGCTGAGATCCGCTGAGAGTCCGCTGATTGTTCCGACGGTCAAAGTTGAGTTTGTCCAAAGCGTAGTTGCCGAGTTCCAAAGGATCGTTTGGTTGTTAATTGGCGAAGTGATCAACACGTCGTGCAGTTCCTCAAGCTCAAATCCATTTTGCGGACGAATATATAGCTGACCGTTGCCTGCATTCGCCCGTTCTACAACGCCGATAAAAACAATGTGATCGGGTTGCGTTGGCTTAACTCGCGTGAATGCGCCTGGGGTCGTATCGAGATAGACGGAATCTCCTTCCGCATACGGCGATCCAAGCGAAAGCCCGTCGAGAACGCCTTGCGTAATGATGAATCCGTTCTGGTTTGCGCCAATGCTTTCGGCAACAAGGCCAATAGTTTTGGATGAGCTTGAATCAGCCACGTTGGATGCTCTTTTTACGCTTGCGCGGTTGCCTGTTGCGCCGAATAAGTAAACTACCTCTCCCTTATTTAGAGTTGTCGCCTCGGCATTGCGAACGTAGGCAACAAGCATTGACCCCATTTGCAACCGCACGTTGCCGCCTGCCAGACCGACTTGCGGAGAGCCTTCGGTTGTATTCCAGAACATCTTGCCGACGGCATTCGCCTCGGTTGCCGCCGTATTAAAATTAAGCGAATCCGCAGGAACGTCTGCTAGCATCGAGATCGTGCGAGACTGCGATAAGTCGCCGCCGCCGGTTAGCCCTGTGCCTGCCGTGATTGCCGTGATCTTGAGCGCCTTGGCGTCAAGCGCACTTTGCAAGTCGGTTTGATTCGACAGCGTGCCGGTTATTGCTCCCCAAGATACAACTGAAAGTGGCGTGACTGCGCTCCACTCCGAGCCAGTCCAACCTAAAGATTGACCAGTAATCGGCGCTGCCGTCGCAACTGAAAACCCCTGCAATTTAACAACGCTAGGCGCTGGATATGTTCCGCCAAGATCGCCCGACGCTGCGCCTGTAGGCGTCCTAGCGTCACTCAAGCGGAAATCGGTCGTGATGACTGCCGTTCCCGAAATTGCGCTAGGTGAAATGCCGGAAGATGGAGCCTTTGCGTCGAGAACCGTTTGAAGATCGGTTTGGTTTGAAAGCGTGCCGGTAATACCGCCCCATATCGCTGCGCCACCGCCACCGCCACCCGTCACCCATTCGGTGTCATAGTTCGCATTGCTTTTCTTCGCGAGCACTTGCCCCGTGAAGCCGCCCGTAACTACACCCGGCCCCGCTGGCCCCGCTGGGCCTTGCGAACCTGTCGGCCCAGCCGCGCCCGTTACCAACTCGGTGCGGAGAATTGGCTGATAGTCTACCTCTGGGACTTCGCGCCCCTCGTCTTCTGGGAAAAAGATGCTCATTTGTTAATGTCCTCTAGCGTGAAATCGACGCTGACAGCGTCTTGGGAAAGCTCGGCGGACGTAACGCGAAAGCGCCTGCCCCCGATGACGAGAACATCACCTAGCGAGATCGTCTGAACGAATGCGTCGTAGATCGCCGTTATGGTCATAGATGCGGAGTCCATGAATCCGCCATCCGCCAGGCTGTTGTCGCGCCGGTATGTTGTGCGGTTCGCAAGAAAATTGCGCTCTCCGAACGTGACCGCAAGCGGCAACTCGTTCATGATCGCGCTTAGGTCGTTTGTAAATATGTCGAGCAGTCCCACAAAGGGGACGATGCGTCAAAACTTGCGCTCTACGCGGCGCTGGTTCGGATGCGTGAAATCGTGCTTCGGGCTGTCCGAAATGTGAACCCAACTTTTGCGAAGTGCGGATGCAAGAATGCTTGTGCTCGTATTGATCGTAACGACCTCTTGCGCGTCTCGAATATACGCGCACATATATTCTATGCTTTCAAACTCAGCCATTCCGTGAGCGGCCTTCCCAGCGCAAAGCACGGGCCTGCCGTTGGCTACTTGGTGCGCGACGGTGATAACATCCCGAACGTCGATCTTTTTATCTTGCGAGTATCCGGTCGGAAAACAAAGAACCCAAGACTTGAGTTCGGGCGGCGTCACTATTGCGGGAGAGTTGAGCACTATCTGGCGGTCGATATCTTTTCCTTCGGGAAATAGTCCGTAGACATAGTCAGTCCAGCTCAACGGACTCGCACAAAAGTCTTCGTGCAAGTCGGGCCATATTTGCAAGTTGATGACGCGGTGAAAGCCGCTGTGGTCGTTCTGTGGGTAAAGCGGTTTGCAGTAGTCCACCATCTCGAAAAGACCGTGATACTCCGGTAGACATTCGAACATTACATCGTGGCCTTGATCCGCGAAGTGTTTCGCTATCGGCAAGCACCGCGCGATGTCTCCGAGTCGCAAATGATAAACAATTAAGATGTTCAAAACGTATAATATTGGTTTGCTGATTTTCCTGCGACCCATCCGTGGAATCCGAACGAGCGATCCGGCCCAGCCGTGTTTTCTTCGATGTAATGCTCCCACGAGAATGCCGCTGCCACGTTTACCGGCGCGTATTTGATGCCGTTATCTCGAAAGCCTTGCTCCATTGTGCGACATAAGAAAACATCTCCCGCCTCGCCCTTCCAGAGCGCCTCGGCCTTTGCTGCCATTTGCAAGAATTTCTGACTTTGGAGCGTGAAGCCGGTATTGCCGACGCGATGTCCGACGTTCCAAAACGCAGGCCAAGGCGCTCCTATTAGGTCGTATTCAAGCCATGAATCCTGCCAAAGATGCGGGTTTGCAATAAACCCGTCATGCGTGCAAATGAGCGCGTGGGAAGTGTCGATATAGTCGGCAAAGCGACCCAGTTCCCAATGCATCGCTTGTTGATATGTGCAGTCTTCCGCGATGTAAACAGCGTCGCCAAATCCACCCAAGCCGCAAAGGTGTTTAAATAATTTCCCGCTTTGTTCGTGTCTTGATTTTAAGCCTTCAAAGACGATGAGAGTGACGTCTTTATTCATTTCTCGTGGAGTTCTTCAAAAATTGCCTTCGCTCGCGTATATTCCGCAGGATCGTTTCCACGCTGATATGTCGCATCGAGCGGACGCTCTTCAAAAAACGGGTGATGATGAACGATGCTAATATCACGGGCGTCCACAATCGCGCCATTTTTCGCGGCACGAAAGGTGAAATCTGTGTCGGAATACACGTTTCGGAATCTTGGGTTAAATAGTCCATTTTGCTCATAATATTTGCGTGTAAGAATTGCCATGCAAAGTAATTCATCTTTGCGGTAGCCGTCGGAAATCCGAAGCACCTGCGGTTTTGAAATGTCAAGACGCTTCTCAATCATCTCGTCCCACCCTGGCGGGCATTCCCAATCATCCGAGAGCTGAATAATAATATCACCAGTCGCTTGCGCGGCTCCAAGGTTCCACGCTCCGACGGAAAAACCACCCTCTTTTTGCGTCACAGATCGGAAGCGTTTTAGAACGTCTGCTGTCTCGTCGTCGTGATCGACTGCAAAGATATGCTCCACTCGCTCTGGGTGCGTTGCGCGGGAAAGCCATAGCGTCATGCATTGCACGGCCTCCACGGGCCTTCCTCGCGTTGCGTGCACTAGCGAAATCTTAGGCTTGTTGGATCCTGCCAATGTTTCGCGCTCGATCTCTTCGGCGTCTTCGTTGCGTCCGAGCAAGCGGAGAACCCATGCGTAGAGCTGATCGCCCTTCCAGCCATACCATTCCTTTCGGTGCGTCCATTGCGGGAACTTAGGCGTCGGAACTTCAAGCATTTCTTCTACCACTTTCAGCGCTTCTTGGTATTTTTTATCATCAAGAAGGATGCTGGCCTCCAGTCCGTAGGCTTCGCGCCTCTTCAACTCAAGCTCTCTAGCCTTGCGTGCTAGGTTGAGCGATGTTGCGCCTGACGTCAGGTTAGCACAGTTTAACAATACTTCGTAGCGGTTGACGCCGTCGAGATCGCTCAAGGCCAATGCTTCAGAACCGTATTTCGCAGCGAGTTCCTTATTGCCGGCAATGAAGTTCTCATAGTGTAGGTAAAACTTGAAATGCGAAGTCATGCGGTCTTGGTGCATTAGAATGCGGCGGTTGCGCTCGCTGCTGTTCCTATGCCCTAGCGGCGGCTTGTGTGTGATCTCCAAGTCGCGCCGCATATAGACCTGAACATCTTTTGTAGGCTGCGCGTTTTCGTGAACTGGACGATGCCACCACGCCGTCTGGTAACGGAAAAATCTTTCTCTCGGTGCGCGTTTGCCTTGTTCAGGGATTACATAATCGGTGAGAATCCAATCCTGCTCTGGTGGGCATTCTTCAAGTGCGGCCAACGTAGGCGCGACCATTGCCGGTTCAATGATGTCATCGCAGTCTGCCCACATAACCCAGCCTTCCTTACCGGCTAGTTCGTAAGCCTTCGCGAATGCCTTGTTCCTGGCTTCACCGAAATTGTCGAGATGTTCCCAGTCTGCGACTAGCGGAGAGTTGAGATATTCGTCAACGTGGCAACCGAGTTCCTTTGCTATTTCAAGAGTTCGATCTGGCTTGAGTGCTCCTATTGCGCGGACAACAACAATCTCGTCGCATATCTGTTGGAGTGACTTAACGCATCGCTCGATGCGCGGTTCTTCATTGCCGCAAATTAAGCCTGCGACTAGCTTCGTTTTTTTGTTCATGTTTACTCTTGAAGTATATGTCAACAAAAACAAAAAAGCCACCCCTTTCGAGGTGGCTTTTCCGATGCTTACTTGCGGGGAATCCTAGACGTATCCAGTCGTGATGCGGATGATGCTGGAGCCGTCGATGACTTTCTCGGCGCTGTTCTGACGAACGCGGAGAACGTCGGCGCGGCGGGCTTCGTCACGATAGGTCTCGGAAACGAAAGGCACGGGGCTGTCTGCGGCCCATACGATCGTGCGACCGAATCCACCACCGGAGAACTCTCCACCAACCGTGTTGGCGAGGGCCATATAGGTGTTGCTCCAGATGAACCCACCGGCATAGGTCTGACCCTTAGCGGCGGTGTTCTTTGGTGCGCGGCCTACGAGAACGCGGTCGACTCCGACAGCGGCGGCAACTTCGCCTTCGCTAAGGAGACGGCTTTGATCCGAAGGAACGATGCCGAAGAACTGATTCTGCACTTTAGCAGAGCGGCGGATGCGCTCGAACACAGGCATGGACATGACCAATGTGTTTGCAAGAACGCCGTATTTGGCGAGTTCGAGCTTGGCTTGAGCAACGTCGCCGGGAACGTCGAACGATGTGATGTTCGCGTCGGTGTATGCTGCGCTGGCGCTGATCGCGGTCAAACCGTTGGCGGCGAATGCTGCGGAAGCAACGCGGGCCTCGTGGGATACTTGGATTTGGCGGAGGAGCATCGCGGCGATGTTCACTTCGGTGTCGAAAAATCTATCGAGATCGCGGCGGTTGCTGTCAGGAAGAACTTCCTCAAGACCGTATTCGATAGCGTCGAACGAGTCGCTTGTGAAACGGCGGCTTGTGCGGGGATATCCAGCACCGGCGGCGATCTTGAGCGCGTCGTCGTTTAGGGCTTCGGAGTCGCCGAGGTTCAATTTCAGATACGCGCCGGAGCGAACGTCTGAGGAGAACACGGGCATTACTTCTGTGCCGATGAACAAATTGTTTTTGTTGGAAAGACCTTCAAAAACGGCCTGCGCAATATCAGCGCGGATGGTTGTGTATGAGAGTGCCATAGTAGTGTTAAATTATTGGTTGAACTTAGGAACGTATTCGACGACGTCGCCAGCAACGCCGCTGTTGATCGCAACTCCAAGAGTCACAGTCGATGCGTTAGCGTAAGTTCCGACGACCAATCCGCTCGTAACGGCGAAGACGGTGTTACCGGCTGTCGCAATAGCGGAGAGGATTCCGAATTGGGTTGGGAAAAATAGTTTGACGGCTCCTTGTCCACCAGCGGCGACGTCGTTTTGAACGGCTCCGATGGCGTTAGCGCCGGTTGATGCTGCTTGCGCAGCGTTTGCGCCGGTGATGTTCACGAGCGTGTTCGCAGTGATCGCGGATGCGAAGCTAAAGCTCCGAATACCGTTGTCGTTTTGTGTTGCCATAAATTAGTTGGATTAAAAGTTGAGTTGGTTGTTGTCGCGGGCTTCGATGTAGGCTTCGCGGTGGTTGCGCATTGCGAAGCGGATAGCTTCAGTGCGGCTGCCGAGTTCCTCGGTCTTCTGGGTGATGATCGCTTTGAGATCGAATTTCTCTTCGGCTTTTTCTTCAGCAATTACCGAGGCTTTAAGTGGAGCGGCTCCGAAATTGGAAATGATTGTATCCAACTTTGCCTCAAGTTTAGAAATTGCGCTTAGTTCCGCGGCCATCTCTTCCTTCATAGGCTCTGCTGCTGGCTCTTCGGCTGGCATTTCCATTTTGTTCTTGTAGTCGCCAAAAGCGGTTTCAAGAGCGGCGAGACGAGAAACGATGTCGGCGATGCTGACCTCGTCCTCCTTTGGTTCGATTTCGATTGTTGCGTCTTCCATTTGTTTGAAAAATTTGTCAACTTGCTTGGCCGTGAAAC